CTTTGCCGTTCTCGTCGTAGACGATACATTACTTCCGTGGTGAACCCAACTTTATCATGGACTCGCCACGTTTGCAAGGGCTGGATGGTCAACCCACACTTTATCCGCGTGGTAAACACCCACTTTTACGTATTTTCTAACCACTTTTTGTTCGGTTGTGTCAAGGATTTTCTTGTGGGGAATTGCTACGCTCGTTGACTCTATCTGTCAAGTGCTGTAGCGCCTACATTGGTACACTACGTATGCCTATTCTGTCAACCTGCACGTTTTTCTACGGGTCTAAACGTGAGACCTGTGGCTCTCGCCACGGCCACGGCTCGTTTACGGCTCGCTGCGTCGTCTGCCAGTAGCTTTTCCTGCCGTTGGCGCTGCCGTTCGAGATCATCCCCCTGCCGCTTCGAATACGCGCAGTCAGGGCAGATGGCCGTAGGCCGCCCCGAATCATCGTTTGCCAGCCACACCCGGCCACACATGCACTTGGTTTCTATCATTGGACGGTGGTGCCAACGAAGCACCTGAGCTTGACGCTCACTGGGTCGTCCGGTCGCCCCGCCGCCGTGATCGCCGCCAGCACAGCGCAATTCCGGCACTCCACCACCCACAGCCCACACTCAGGCGCTGGATACGGCAGCACTACCAAACATGCCTTCTTCCCCGGCGTGGATTGGTCGAGGGCGATGCCTGTAGGATAGGCCGGGTTCGGCTCACACCGGGCCTTGCCGCGACCGGAGGGGACGAACTTGATCTCATGGGTCATCGGTTGCCCTTTGCGAACGGCTCACCCATGAGCCTCACATACTCGATTCGGGCGAATAGCTCCCGCCTCGCCGCCTCGTTGCCGAAGGCGATGTAAAGTAGCACCAACTCGGGGCCAGATAGTTCCTTCATTTCAGTTGAACCCCACAATCCACCGGCGCACTTCCACCGGGTTGTCTATCCACCCACTGAGCATCATAAAGCCGACTCCGATCTGGCCGCCGACGTGGTTCTCCAGTTCCGGGTGTTTGCGTAGATCGCTCATCATCGACGTGAACGCCTGACGGCTATCGCCCACGTCGAGGTATTCGAGCGCTCGCTTCTTCGCCCACTCCAAATGCTCCTCTCTGGTCATCGCGGTATCAACCTCCTCGCCACGTCGACCTCACGCTCAAGGAAGGCCACGCCAGCCGGTCCGTCCAGCTTCTCTGCGGTCTCGCGCAGCAACAGCACGCCACTCTCGAAGCTCTCCAGCACTTCGCCTCGGGTGGCGGTTCGCCCCCGGCAATACCACGCCGTCTTGAACGGCCTGCCGAGCCGGAACAAGGTGCCAGCGACAGCCTTCACTTCGGGCCGGTAGGGGCTTTCGATGAGATCGTAGCGGCGCGTGTACCACAGCAGGGTGGCGCCGGGGTTGCGAGGATGCATAATGCCGGGGGAATGCTTCACGTCGATCAGCCCGTCCTTGCGGCGAACCATGTGCGGCCTCGATAAAAACGGGCAGGTCGTCGCCGAATAGATCGCACACTCACGATGGCTCGGGGGTTCACTGCTGATTAAATTTACCGAGCACATCGGCCCGATCACGAAGACATTTTCTACGAACAGAGGGTTGCCACACACCCAACAAAGCCGGTCCCTGATCGCAGCGCGAAACTTGCGCCGGTCCATCGCTCGGAACTCTGGTTCGCCGTTCACGTAGTCAACGAACCAAGGGACCGGGAAGCCCCGGAAGACGGGTAGATGCTGCATGAACTTCGGCGGCTCGGCGACATCGTCGCGGCGCTGCTGGTGCTGGTGCGGACATTGCATTAGTTCATCTTTTGTCATCATCCTTGGCTCCCAAAATAGCGACGGGTTGCCTTTGGTTTTTGTGCGCGGAGGGCTTCAGTGACTTCCTCCAACATCGGCAGGCACTCTTTACACCACTCCTGATGCACGCTCTCCATGCGTACATGCGTCGTCACCACTACCAGCTTATAAATCATCTCTGCCGTCGTCATCGTCGTCTACTCTTCACTTTCGTTAGTTGTCGTTCTGCTTCATGTTCCTTGCGGCGCTTCTCCTTGCGGTCAGCCTGCGCGTTGGCGAGCAGGTCGTGATAGGGACAGAGATGGTGGCCGGGGTCGCAGAGCTTATTGCAGGGCTGCGTCCATTCGTGATCGCGGTGGCTGCATCCTTGTGTCTCGCCGCTCATGTCTCATTGCCCTCCTCGTCTGCGTTTCCACCTTCGCTGTGAGTCAGATCGTATTCGAGATCAGCTTTGGCGAACGCCGCTAACCCGAGGCTGCGCGTCCAGATCACAAGAATATCGCGAGCCTCGCCATGCTTCGAGAATCGGTCCGCAACAGCCATGAGTAGTTCTGTGCCTGTCATGGTTACTAATTATTCCTCCACCAACAGCCGGTCTCGTCGCGGTGAACCCCTCGATGCCCTCGCGGAAGCACGCACGGCATCGCCCCCAACCAAGGCGTGTCCATATTGCCGCACGGCGGCACGCTCACGTTCTTCCAAGTGATATCCCCATCGTGCGTGGTGGTGGTGTCGAAGCCGGGTTCGATTACGCCGGTCACGCCTTCACCCTGATCTCTTCGATGAACTCGTCTACCTCGTCAACGTGGTCGGGATACTGCCGCCGCAACGACTCCCGCAGGCGCTCCAGCGAGGCTTCGTTCTCGCGTTGAAGCTCCTTCTGCTCGCGCTGCGTCTTGAAGAAGAACACCGTGAAGGTGAGCAACTGCGCCACTATCAGGCCCATAACCACCCACTCGACGATGTGTGGTGCCGCCACACTCCCGTAGTGCCGGTACAGCCAGTCGGCCAGATTTACCCCGATGATGAGGCCCGAGATCGCCCATATTACACTCAACCGCATCCAACCCCGGTTTGGCGCTCGAAACTTCACCATCGCACAACCTCCCGCGAGACCAGCACAGTATACAACCACTACACTGTGACACTCCGCGCTGGAATCTGCCGCGAATACGCGAAGGGCATGTCCTGTAGACGGCGAATGAAATCGTCCGGGCCGCGCTCGTCCATCATCAGTTCGTACAGTTCGCCACCTTCGGAGACCTGCTGCATCTCGCGCACGATTCTACGGAAGGTGAACACAACGAAGTTTCGGGTGCCGGTCAGTGTGCCGTCGTACCAGTGTTTTTCATCCTCTGAATCGTCGAACACTTTGTCGTCCTTGATGAGACGGAAGCGGTAGGTGAGTCTGTATTTTTTCTCCGGCTCGATCTCGCAAATCCCCGCCAGAAAGTCCTGCGACGGCGACGTGGCGAGGAACCAGATACCAACCGTTTTTTCGTCAAGCTCGATCACAGCACCCTCCCGGCCATTCTAATTTTTAGGTCCAGACGCGCTCGATATGCCACCTGTTCGGGGCTGTAAAACTCCGCGTCCAACCGTTCATCTTTGAGCCTGCGTTGCTCCGCTACCTCTGCCGCCAACCGCGCCTTCTCCACACGTTCAACCTCTGCGACACGCCTCGCTTCTTCGGCCTTCCGCGCTCGCTCTGCGTCCCTCTGTGGTTGCTCAGCCAACCATGCTTCGGCCTCCGCGTTGACTCGCTTTGCCTCCTCGCTATCCGGTACGTACCGTCCCACCGAAGCCGCCAGCGCCATGCGGTTGCGTTCGTAGGCTTTGTCTAGCTTCCAGCCCTTGAGCTTCGCCCATAGCTTAGCGCGTAGTTCGTAGACCTCACGCATGATCGCCGAGGCTTTGGCGTCCCCGGCTTTTCGTTCTTCGTACTTGAGCTTTGTTTCAGAGGGAGAAGAGGCCGCCGCCGCAGGCGGGGGTGTACTGGTTTTTAAAAACTCTCCCTTCTTCTCGGTGACATTTTTGTCACCCACCCCCCCTCCTAAGCCGATTATTCTGTAGATGTTGTGGGCGTTGCGATTAAAACTGACGCGAACCGCTTCAATCGCCAGATGCCCGAGCGCCACCAACCGCCGCAGGTAGCGCTGGACCATACGCTTACTCTTTCTCATCTTCGCCGCCAGCCAGCGAAGCGAAGGGTCGTGGATACCGCGTCGCGCCAGCCGCAACAGGATGCGGAACAGCTTGTCCAGCCGCTCATCGGGGATGACATCTTCGAGGTCCGAGGGCACCGCGTCGAAGTCAAATGCGATCTGCGGCCTGCGGGGTAAGCCGCTTGACCCTATCAAATTTGGGCGAAAATTATTAGAAGGGGGGTTGCTTTTTTGCGCGAACGTGGATATATTTGCAGGCATAGTGCCTCTGTACGGGGGCATTTTGGTTGCTCCTTCTTTGCAGGAAGAGACATCAGGTAGGGTCAGGGTATGGCAGCCCTGAATGGTTTTAGAACGGTGCGGTAGGAGAGAAATCTTCTACCGCATTTGTTTTGCGCCGAAGCCTAATATCATCGGCGATTGCGCGTGGTACGTGGCCGTCGCAAAATCGCGAGGGCGTTGGCAGGAGTAACCCTGCCGATGAAACCTTGAAGGGGTGTGCGCGTGATACGTGGCCGTCGCCAAACCGCGACGGCGTTTGCTGCGCTCACTGCGGAGCAGCTACCGAGGACAACAAATCCTGAGCTAGTGGTTGAAGATAATCCGAGAAAAAAATTAAGTCCAGCCGATAACATTGCGGTCCCTTTCCACATTAGGGAGGCCGGGGGAGTGTGGTCTCCCCCTACCATTGCGCCGGGAGCAACCCCGACGTTTACCCAAGTCCTGCCGCTCTCGCGGACATTGAAAGAAGCGTACCACAAAAAAAACTTAATGTGACACTTTATGGTGGGTTAATTATTTTGATTCCCCGGAGGTCTAGTCCATGTCAACACCGCCGAGCAGCGAAACTTTGCAGCACGTTTTTGTCGATGGCATCGTCGCGCAACGCGACAAAGAACCCTACGTCCGTCTCACGGTCGGCAGTGGTGGAGCGCAACTCACCATCGCCGAAGCGCACAAGATCGCCACCGACATCCTCACGATGGCGGCACGCACCGAAGCCGACGCTATGATTCTTCGCTTCTTCAGCAAAGCCGAATTTCCCGATGGCGCGGCGGCGGCGATCATGCTCGACTTCCGCACGTTTCGTTTGGAACAGGACAGAAAAATTGTCGAGGGTGTTGTTGTGGACCCGGACACAGGCGAGACGAAAACCTAGTCGTCGAGGCCGTTCATCTCGCGGTCGTTGTCGATCACCAGAGCTTCGCCGAGGATGACGTCGTATTCGCCGTAGAGAAAAGCCTGCGTCGCCGCGAAGTTCGGCGGCTTGCGCTTGGCAAGCCCGTCTCTGTCGAAGATGAGGTAGTGACCTTCGCAGGTGCGTGACACTTCGATGTTGCCACCCACCAGCGTCTGCAATTCTTCGAGACTCCATCGGGTGCCGTTGGATGGCGTAACGTGTTCGATTCTGCCGTCCGGTCGTAGTAGCGTCGCCATGATCGTGTCCTCAAAAAAAATTGCCGGTGTGGGGAAGGGAGCCTCCCCCGGCTTCCCTTCCCCGTTCCGGCTATTTTTGTGTTGCCTAGCTTGTAGCACATCGCGAGCGACGCGGTCATCACAGCGATAATTCGGATACAATGTGATACATGCTGCTACACGCCGAGATCGAACGAGTCGTCGCCTTCACCGTGTTGTTTTTGACCCCGCCCTCGGTCAATCACCACACCCGAACCTGCTTTTATACCGGCAAGGATGGTGCCGCCCATCGCGGCAAGAAGCTCACCGCCGAAGCCCGAGCATTCAACGACGCGGTCGCGATCTTCGCTCGCGGTCGCACTGTCACCCCGGCCACCGCCGCCGAGCGCCGCAAGGTGAAGTACGAAGTACGCATGGACATCTATCTCGGACCCAATCAGCGCCTCGACGCTGACAACGGCGCGAAGGTGGGAATCGACGCGCTGGTGAAGTGCGGCGTCATCCACTCCGACGCCTATGTTGCGCCCTTCATCGTTTCCACTCACAAAGACGACCGCACCAACCCTCGAACCGAATACTGTGTTACGCGACTGGAGCCGAAATGACGATTGACGAACGCCTCGAAGCCCTCACTCACACGGTTGAACTGCTGTTGAAGGTGCAGGAAGACGCGCACACCAACTTGAGCAAGCTCGATGAGGCCATCATCCAACTCAAGGACAGCCAGATCAAAACCGAACAGATGGTGCGCAGCATGGGGCGCTACGTGATGCTTATTGCGCGGGAACACGACCTTCGCATCTCTCTCCTAGAGTTCCCCGAGGGGAAGAAGTGAGTCTCGACTGGTCAGGTGAAGACCAAAGGTGGTTAAAGAAAAACTACCCTAATCTTGGGCCGCGTGACTGCGCCAACAACAAGGCCGTCCCCAATTACAACCCGCCGAAACTTTTATGCGGTACTACCCGCATCAGAGGGTCTAACCGAAGACGGCCTACACCCTATCTTACCTTTTTCCTACCTCAGTTCGGAGCGACCTGCGCTGAGGTTGGAGATATTAAAAAAATCATTGCAACGGAATCTGTAGCCATAATTGCGGACCGATTCAAGTCAACTAGATCGACAATTTGGGCGATTAAAGCAGAGAGAATATGGAGGGATGTTGAGCCTCGATAGTGTAACCGTTTATTGCGTCGTTTGCGGTAGGGTTGTTCCCGATGAGCGCAAGCGCCGCCGCTCGATCTCCTGCTCCGATGAGTGCGCTAAAAAACGCAACGCCTACCTGCGAGCCAGAGCCGAAGCGCGGCGCTGTAAGTATTGCGGAACCCCTTCGTCGCCCGAGGACCGTGTTCTCTTCAAGGCGTGGCGGAAGTCGATTCGCGATGCAGCCAAGGCTGCGGCTGGTGTAAAGTGAAGACGCTCGCACCTGAGCCAATGCCCTACACGTTCCGGGGGCTGCTTCTCGGAGCACGCAAGGGCCAGCCATGCCGGGTTAAAAAATGGCACCCCGGCAACGCCGCGACCATCGTTTTCGAGGATGGGTTCACGGCTACCGTACCGCGTTATAACTTGCGTACACGGAGGCTGTCGCCATGCTCCAAATCATCGTCATCCTGCTCGTCGCCTTCATCGTAACGCCCCTCATCGAGATGATTACCGCCGAGCGCGTGCGCTTCGGCGTCAAGGCAGCGGTCTACCTGATCGCCTTCGTGTGGGTGATCTACACCGTCTTCATCATCGGCAAGGTGGTGTGAGATGCGCCGGGGGGGACTGCGTGCGATCAATCAGGGAACCCGCTACGACGTCAGCGGCAAGCTCCGAAATATAGTGCGCAGCATCGAGAGCGGCGAAATAGCCCCCCGCGACGTGATCGTCATCACGCGGGAGATCGCAGGCCGGAATAAAAGCTGCAAGGTGGGGCTGTTTCACTTTGGGACCGGGAGCACAGAGGACGTTCACTGGATGCTGTCTACGGCGAAGAACCGCGTAGAGCCGTCGTGAGGGAGTGAGCCGTATGCCAGGAAAAAAAGGCGCGAAAAACGTAGGTCGCAACATCAAGGAATTTCGCAAAGGCAAGACCTTCAAAAAAACCGCTCGCAAGTTCGGAAAAAGACGAGCGACCAAACAGGCGATTGCGGTGGGGCTTAGGCAGGCGGGTGTCGCGAAGAAGAAGGCCAAGAAAAAAACCAAGAGGTAAATTCTCATGGACTCAGCCAAGGATGTACTCGCCAGCAAAGGCGAAAAACTTCACGTCCACGAAACCAACGTGCGCCGTATTCGTGATGGAAAATTTCTAGTCACTCACCAGATGCGCGATAAGCACGGCCACCCCCCGTCAGACGGCCAGAGCGAGAAGCGCGAACACAGCATGGACAATATCAAAGACCTGCTCGCGCACATCCAAGCCAACCAGCCGCAGGCCGACGACCAGCAGGAGCAGCCCGACGCGCAGACCGACGCGCAGGCCGGGGCACCACCGGCAGGCCAGTGATGCACTTTAACTGGCGCAAGCTCAGAGACCCAAACCAAGAGCGAGGCGACAACCGGGCGTGGCGCTCGCACCTGATCGCGACCGTGCTCGACGATGAAGAGGCGCGGGAGGACGGGCGGCGCATCTGCAAGACGAACCTGCTGGCGCTGTGCTACGTGCTCGGCTACTGCCTCATCACCGAAGATGTCCACCGCGAAGCGCTCGCCTTCTTTCCCGAGATCGACCCCACCCACACCGTCGAGACCCTAAGCCGGAACGTGAAGCGGCGGCGCACGCTCATGCTGCCGCGCAACACCTACAAATCGACCCTCGACATGGCGAACTGCATTCGCCTGATTCTGAATTACTACATGACCCTCGCCATCCTCATTATGTCCGGGTCGAAGGACTTGTCGTTCGCCTTCGTCGATCAGATCGCCAGCTTCTTTGTGCGCCCCACCGACCGCCCCGGCACACTGTTCCAAATGCTCTTTCCCGAACTTTGCATCCCCAAACAGAAGCACTCGGGACAATTCACCACAGCGCTGCGGCAGATGGACCCGGAGATCATCGAGCCGCTGGTGTGGGGCAACTCCATTGACTCGGCGACGACCGGCTGGCACCCCGATGTACTCATCCTCGATGACATCGTCACCAACCGCACCGGCAGCGCCTTCGACTCGCGCAAGCGCATCACCACGGCCTACAAACTCAGCCGCAAGGTGCTCAAGCCCACCGGCATCGAAATGCTCATCGGCACACCCTACGGCCCCGGCGACGTGTTCAACGATCAACTGCTGACGGCGCGGCCCGACACCTACGACCGCGTCTTCAAACCGGCGCTGCGGCTGTTGAGTGGCGAACGTCTCGACGGGTCGGGCTTCCCTGCCCCGGAGGAGATGGAATTACTCTTCCCCACGATTCTGAACTACGACTTTCTCAAAGAGGAGTACGAAGCCGATTATGCCAGCTTCCAAAGTCAGTACATGCTCGACAGCTACGGAGCTTCGGAGGTCATCTTCGGAGAGAGTGAAGTCTTGGCGGCGATGGTGGATGCAGAGCACATTCCGATGGAAGGACAGACCTTCATGGCGCTACGGCTACCATGCCGTGCGCAGGGTTGGGAGGCGGTATCGGCGGCGGTGGGAATGATGAGCCGCAATCGCATGTTCGTCGTCGAGATCGTGCAGGGACACTTCAAGCCCTCGGTGATGGCGAAGGTGATTCACAAGCTCGCTCGCAAGTACGGCCTGCACACCGTCAGCATCGAGGAATCCCCCGGCGCTCGCATCTACCAGAGCGCGATTGACAATTATGCGCTGTCAACCGGCTGGACGCTGCGCATTGACTGGACCGCGCCTTCGGTGGACGCTGGCGAACGCGACGGTCGTATACGCTCGCTGGAGGCGCTGCTGGCGACCTCAAGGCTGCACTTCTCGGTGGATGTCAAGACCAAGCCGCTGATGACCGGCTTCGTCGAGTACGGCATGACGCCGGAGACGGGCCTGCCCGATGTGATCTCGCGCCTCGCCGACAACCTGCCACAGAGCGTCGCCAGCGAGGAAGCGCAGAACGCGGAGGCGTGGGAGATGATGCGCCAGCGTGACCACTACAACCTGCTCTACGGCAAGGGACCGTATGCCCCGCCAGAGCCGGAACCAGAAGAGATACCGGAGCCGCACATCGAGGATGAGCGCGTCAACTCCCTCGGCCTCGAAGTCGTCATGCCGGGTCTCGAATACTGAAAGGAGAAAACACAATGGCGTTCAAGAAAATCACCCGAGGCAACGTTGACCCGCGACCCGTAGCAGCCGCCAGCAAGGGCATCTCTGGAGGACCGCGACCGGGAAGCTCCAAGAGCGTCACCGGCACCATGAGCGGGGACAAGCTGGCGATGCACGGCACCAACCCGAACCGGCGCAGCAAGGTCAAAAACTGCTAAGCTCGAAGAGGCACCGGCGCTGTAAACCTCATCTCCCTTGATGAACAACAGAACGCAGTGCCAAGGGTGGCCTTCTTGGAGGCCGCCCTTTTTCGTGGGAGAAACAAAAGCGAACCCTCGGCGAAGGCAGATTGAATTTGCGAGGAAGTTGGAGTAAGTTGCTTCCAACTAGCGCTCGCGGCAGAAGCGTTAACGGTGTGCGCGGAAGTTGGCGACCTAATATCGCCCGAACCCGCCGGGGAGTTCACGGCGGGGGTATGTATGGGGTCAGCAGCGCTAATTGCCGAAAGTGACTGGAGTTCGCCGGTTCTTCCGCAGGATGTCAGCACTCCCTCGGGATACGCGCCCGACCCTAAGTACACCGACCCTGCCGTGCTCTCCATCGTCGTGCAGGACTATCAAACTGCAAGCCAGTGGATGACGGACCGCATGTGGGTTCTGCACTGGCGCGAATCGGATACGCTCTACCAGTCCCCACGCACACAAGCCACGTTCGACGGTTCCAGCGTCAGTCGTTCGAACGTCTCAAGATTCGGTGTTGCCAAGGCTGTCAATTCTCTCGCCCCGGCCATGACCGGGGCGGTTTTTTCTGACACCACGCCGTTCGAGATTCGCCCCCGGCCCAACGTCCATCAAAACTCGGCGCGAGCGTGGAAAGAACTCATTTCGATTCTGCTCGAACTGTGCGACTTCAAGCCCGAACTCAGCTACGGCATCGAGGGGATGTGCAATCAGGGGACCGTGATCTTCAAGATGGGGTGGGAAGAGTACACGGAGAAGGTCACGCACTACGAACGCAAGAGTGCGCCGGTCAAGATCGACATGCCCCTCGGCGGTCAACCGCTGGTGGTCTTCACCAAAGAGTCAGACGAGTTTGAAGAGGTCACGGAAGAGGTCGTAAAAAAACGGCCGATTTTTGAGAAATGTGAACTCGGCACTATCTACCCCAACCCCAAATGGAAGAACCCGAACCAGATGTGGAAGTGCGGCTGGCTGGTGCAGGAGTTTTACCTGAACTACGAAGATCTGGTTAAGCTGCGCGAGAACCCCGACTATGACATCCCCGATGACGACACCCTGCGCGGGATTTTTCTACACGATGTCGAGACGACAGAGAGCGTCAGCATGGCCTCGCGTACCATGAGCGGAGCCAACGCTGCGGTGTATCACGCAGCGCCCGAGGACCGCGACGACCTGACCGAAGACCCGCTACTCAAACCGATGCAGGTACTGGAGTGGTGGGATAAAGCTCAGGTGCGCACGGTACTCCAGCAGAAGGTCGTCATTCGCAACGACAAACACAAGCTCGGTTCGATTCCCTTCTTGAGCGCGAACTTCTGGAACATCGAGAACGCTGGGTGGGGGATGGGGGTTGGCCGCATCGCCGGAAGCGACCAACGGATAGATCAGGGAATCACCAACGCGGCCCTCGACATCATCGCCTACGCGGTCCAGCCCGAGACCGTGATCGCACGCGGGGCCAACGTGCCCACGCAGGACCAGCGGCGGCGTCTCGGCGGTATCCGGCTGGTGGACGGCCCCGATGTCACCAAGGCGGTGATGCTGGTGCCGCAGCCGCAGGTTCCGGCTGATGCGTGGCGAGCGTTGCAGGTCTCGCAGCAGACTGCCGACTCTACCACTGGTGCCGATCAAGCCGCCGTCCAAGGGTCTCTACCGGGGCGCGGAAGCAGCGTGGGGCGTTCTGGTACGGGAGCCGGGATGCTACAGGCGGCGTCCCAAGGACGGCTGCAAGCCCCGGTGGAGCGCATCGTCGATGGCATCCTCATCCCGTTCCTCAACTTCGTCTGGTACAACGTGCGCCAGCGCATGACGGTGTCGGAAATCCGCGGCCTCCTCGGGCAACACCTGAGCGACGCGATCTTGGTTGACTTCCACGACTTTCTGAACGCCGAACTGAAGTTCGACACGTTGGCCGGTACGCGGCTGGCGGCGCGGGGCCGCATGGCGCAGGCGCTTCCGTTCCTGCTAGAAGTCTTCGGCAACCAAGCGCTGGTCACACAGATGAGTCAGATCGGGTGGAAAGTGAATGTGCTGGAGCTTGCCGACATGGTGATGGACGTCAGCGAGTGGAAGAACCGGCGCGATCTCGTGGTGCCCATGACCGATCAGGAAAAACAGACGATGGCGCAGAACAACCCGGCCACGCAAAAAGCGCAGGCCGACGCGCAGCAGCAGCAGCAGAAGCACACCGACGACATGCAACTGGAGGACATGAAGATTCACGGTCGCATCGCCACGCAAACGGTGAAGGACCAGACCAAGAAGCTCATCGAATCGCCGCTCGAACGCGCCACCGCCTACGCCGAGCGCAGCGCGGACGAACGCTCCATGCAATCCAGCCAGTTCTACGGGCCTACGGGCGGCTATTCGGGTATAACGCCATGACAACCACTTTCGAGAACGAGAGCAGAGTGGTTGTGGAGGCGATGACCATGACCACCGAACATTTTGTGCAGCTTCTCCCCCGGCAGCTTCGCCTGCTCGAACGTCTAATCGAGCAGAAGAAGGCCGATCTCTACGGCGGCATCGGCTGGAAGGGACTACTCGAAGGCGACGACGACTGGCCGATGGACCAGTTGTTCACACCGCTGCTCGAACGCGGCCTCATTGAAGACCTCACCGCCATCCCCGAGTTCGGCACCAAGGCAGGGCAATACTTCGTGCGCATCACGCCACTGGGCAAGCTGTGTGCTTCCTACGGCTGGATGCTCAAAGCGACGCACACAGCGACCGAAAAAGAGATGGAGAAGTTCGCCGGGGAATTGAAGAAGCCGAGCGAACTAGGAGAAGTAGCAGTTACGCAAGACCCGAAGGCTCTGCCATGATGCAAGACGCAATCCGCACCGAACGGCGCTTCGGCGTAACCGCCAAACTGTCCCCGGCGCAAACACGCAATCTGTTCGCACTTCGCAATAGTGAAACGTGGCCCGACCTGCTCGACGTTTTAGAGCAGTGCTGCATTGAAGTGGAAACCGTTCTCATCAACACCGACGCCCACAAGGAAGCCGAGGTACTGGCGAACCACAAGATGAGCAAAGCGGCGTGGATGATCTTCACTCACATGCAGGAAAAATTGAACGACGTGGTGATCTCCTACATGGCGAGTGTTGACAAACCCGTATTCATTCCCCCCCTGACCGAAGAGGAGCAGGAGCGAGAAAACATCCTCGACCCCACCAACTATGGCCCAATGACGGAGGATGCGTTCGGCCCAACGTAGAGGAGAGCTTTATGAGGCAACGATGGTTGAACGAAAAGCAGCCCGATGAGAACGGCGACATTGTTCTCGTCATCGAAAACAACGCCGGGACTCGCATATCGACTTTCAAAGGGAAGACGATTGAAGAAGTGGCCGACGCCTTGGCCGAATCGCAGGTACAGGCCAACCGGCAACTTGCGAGGGTGATGAAACCTGACGCTGGACGCCAGCCCATGCGCGTCGAACCGCGTGAGCTTCTGCCGGTTGACCGGCAGCGTCTCTCCACCGAGATCACCGACCCCGATCATGTGGTCGAAGCCGTGAACGAGATCGTGACCGCCACGCAGGGAACCTCCCCGGCCAACGTGGGAAAAAAGTTCGCCGAGTTCGATCAAAACGAAGCTGACGAATACTACCGGCGTGAAGCACAGGCTTTCGTGGAAGACTACCCCGAATACTATCCGGTGCAGGAGAATCAGGAAGCGCTGTTCAAGCAGCTACAGGCGTCGCGCTACGACCTCACCCGAAATAATCTTGCCATCGTGTTTCAGCAGTTGCTGAGCGAAGGCAAGTTGGTGCTCTGGCCCGAGGATGGTATCTCCCCGGCTGCCGCCAGCGCACCAGAGCCACCGGCACCACCGTCCACACCGCGCCCACGAAGCTATGCCAGTGGGCTGCGCAACTCCGATGCTTCGGCGAGCAGACCAGCGCCGACGCCCCGGAAAGCCCTTGTCACAAGGGCAGAACTGGAACGCATGTCCCGCGCAGAGTACAACGAACGGCTACACGACCCGGCTTTTCGACGGGCTGTGGACGCCTTAGCTTGAAGTAACAGGAAACACCCAACGCCCCCCTGCCGGGGCCACTCGAAGCGGTCAAGACCCGCACGGAGCCTAATCCTCCAAACCTGATTCACCACTTCACTCAGGGGGAAAACTCCCATGCGAAACGCATCGGTGGCCGCGCAGAGCGGCAGAGCGTTTTTCCATAAGTACCTTGTACCCGCGATAGAGTTCATCTGCGCTGTCGGCAGTCAGTTCTATCTCTACACCGGGGACGTTGGCAGAATCCATGCCAACGGTGTGTTAGGCGTGGGCGTCTCACCGGCGTCCAACCTGACGACTAACCTGCCGCAGTCAACGATCACATCGTATGACAAGGTGTTCATCGAGAACCTAAAAGGCAACACGCCTTGGGTGCGATTGACTTCGCGGCGCATGTTGGATGAGCACGCTGGAAATAAGCTCGCCCTTTTTATGTATTCCAACTTGGCCGCGCCGCCGCTGACGACTTCGCCAGAAGGCACCATCGGCACTGGTCTCACGATTGCGGTCGTGCAGAACTCCGCGCAGATGGGTCAGTACGCCGATTACATGAATTGCAGCGACTACGCACTGGGGACAGCTATCGACCCCACGCTCGAAGCGCTCGGCGTTCAGATGTCGTACCGGCTGGCGCAGATCATCAACATGCTCATCCAGAACACCGCCGATTCTGCTAACACGGTGGACCCGCTAACCGGGCATTTGTCGAAGGACGCAACCACACCCCTCGAAGTGACGGACATCACCGCAGCTGCGCAATCGCTGGCTGGCGTCAATGCCCTGCCCCTTCAGGATGGCCGCTACTTTGGAATTATGTCGCCATTTTCGGCGGGGGATATTCTTTCCGATAAGTCGAACAACTCACTCGTTGACGTGATTAAGCGCACCGCTCAGGGCATCGAGCAGTTGCGTGAACTGCCTTCTCCAGATGGCGATGCGTTAGCCGTTCTGGATTGGGGCGGGGTTACGTTCTTCCAATCCACCTTCGTCAAGAAGACTCCTAACTACGATGCTGGCACCGGCACGGCGCTACGCACCTACGTTGTAGGGCGCGACGGCATCATCGGCGTCAGCTTCGGGGCGAAGGACCACACCGAAATAGGTAACGGTGACTGGCGCAATTTGCAGGTATGGGTACGCCGTCTCACCGAGCCTACCGGCTACGACCCGTCGAGGATGATCGGGGGCTTCGCCTCGTACAACTCAATGTACGTCGCAACTCTCCCCCCGGACCCCGTTTCCCGCATTAGATACATCGACGCCGTCAGCGCGATCTCTTAGTGCTGCCGGTTGTGGGTGAGGCTGGCAAACCTCACCCACTCCACCTACTCAGATCGGAGAACAAGACCATGCCAAACCAGAACGGCAAATCAGCAGCAGAAGAAATGCAGGCGCTACAACTGGAAGAACTGCAATTCAACGTGGGCAAGCTCCGCAGTCAGCAACGGCTTCGCGCCCTGCGACAGCGATCTGTCGAAGACTCGATCAGAGCCGAGACGCGGCGCGAGGCTGTCAAGCAGGCCGCGTGCTGGCACAAGAAGGGCGGCAAGGGCGTCGAGATGATGTATCGCGGCAACGACTCCAACTACGCCGTCATCAAGCATGTCCTTCCCCACGGCATCCTGATCGTCCTCTGCCAGCGCTGCGGCAAGCTGTGGGCACCCCCGGACGCGGCGCTCAACCAGCGCTCGGCGACCGCCGAAGAACGCAGGCTCTACGCACGGCTCTACAAGGAGTATCAGGAGGCCGTCAACTACCCCACCGACAACGAGACCTCGGGTTCGCAGTTGTTCCTCATCACCCAAGGCACACCCGAGGCAGCACAACTTACCGCGTGATGCGCAAGAAAAATCCAACCCGAAAGCGAGTGACCGCGATGACAGACGAAACCATGACTATGACCGAAGACAAGCCGATGACGCTCAGCGAGCGCCGTAAAAAGCTGGAAGACGCGGCGGCGAAGCGAGAGAAGGACAACGATGACGCCTTCGCCAATCAGGTCGAAGATTCAAAAAAGGCTGGCGACAAAATCACCGAGGTCTTGAACAAGCTGCGCGACGACCCGCCGCCTATCGACGAAGTCAACACGCACACGCAGGAGTACGCCGACGCAGCCCAAAAAAATCGTCAGGGGATGCTCAAAAAGGCCAACAACAGAAAGTGAATCGCGGGGCGTGAGCGATGGGCAACAGCACGATCAAATTGCAGAGCGTGGTCGATAGCGCCTCCACGATTGGAGACCTCCAGCCGGTGTTGGTGAATACGGGCGGGTTCGCCAGTGAACCCGCTCTTACCATCGCCAACGACACCGCGACCGAGATGTTCTCGCCGCGTTTTCCGTGGAAGTGGAACCGCATCAAACTGCCGCCCTTCCCCACCATCACCCGGCAACAGGACTACGCGAGTCTCAGTCAGAAACAAATCGGCTGGCTCGAAAGTGCCTGCCGCTTGGATGCCAACTCGGTCATCATCCCGCCGTTGACGTGGCCGATTCGCGTGGTGCGCGACATCCCCATCATGGGCGTCGCTGGAGGCTGGCCGCAGATCATGTGCTGGCTCGCGAACAACCTTCTGGAGCAGTACCCTTGGCCGGGGGCAGGGAAGACCTACAGCAACCCCGTAGGGGCTATCACGGTCACACCACAGAACCCTCCGACCAACATCCTCGACGCCCTCGGAAACATTCTGGTGCTGACCGGGTGGGGAACGACCGGGGCCGTCGCGCCGGTCGCGCCGCCAGCGCCAGCAGGCTACACCGGACCCCCGGACTGGCCGATAGGTCAGGTCATCCAAGATGGAACCGTTCAGTGGACCGTCGCCGACCCGGTCGCGCAGGGCTTACGGCTCGCGCCGCCGCCCCCGGACAGCAGCGGCAACACATGGCTCATCCGGGCCTTCGCGCAAGGGCCGCACCCGTTCTTCGCAACCCTGCAAGACAAGCTCGACCCCATCCCCGATGACGACGTGAAGTATTTCCGTCAGGGCTTCGTCTGCCACAGTCACAAATACTCGGCCAACCCCACCGTGAAGGCTCGCTTCTCCACCCTCAAAAAAGAATGGTTCGGCGATCTGGAGATGCGCATGGCGCAGGGCGCGAACGAAGAAGAGAACTACGGCAGCTATCCGCAGCGCGGTTTGCTGTCGCCCGAATACTACAGCGACCCCGGCCCCGGCAATCCGTACTGGCGACAGTGGGGAGGCATATGAATGTCAGCCACGCGCAACATTATGTCGAGCGCCCTGTTCTCGCTGCCGTTCCTCGGCTATCAGCCGGTGGACATCTCCAACGGAGAACCGGCACTGACCGCAGCCAACCTCACCAAGCAAACCATCCTCGGGCCTCCGTTCGCGTGGCCGTGGAATCGGAGCGACCTGAATCTCAATGTTGACGGCGACACGCAGGACTACAGCATCACCGTGCCCGACTACGGCTTCATCGAGAAGGCATGGCTCAGTGACGCCAGCGGCAAGGTCACTGAGATCAAAGTGCGGCTGGCGCTGGCCGCAGAGAGCTACGTGCAGCGACCGGCTTCGATGTCGGTCCAGAACGTTAACGGCGATGGTTCGCTCGCCATCCGGCTCAATGCCATCCCCGACCAGCCCTACACCATGACGGGGTTCTACCAGAAGGCTCCGGTGCTCATGTCCTCGATGGCGTCGTCGTGGTCGCCGCTGCCCGACTCCTACAGCTACATCTACGACTGGGGCTTTCTCGCGATCATCGCGATGCTCACCAAGGATGCGCGATTCCCCATCTTCGCGCAGCGCTTCACCGCGCACCTGTTGGGCGCTCAGGGTGGCTTGTCAGCCATGCAGCGCAACATCTTCCTCGGCAACTGGGCGGAGATCATGGCGGTCCCGCAAGAGACGCAGATGACCACGCAGCAGGCTATCGCAGCGAGGCAGCAATGAAACCCTTTGCTACAATGAAAACGCCCTCAGCGCGGCGGTCACCGCACCGAGGGATTGTAAAGCGTTATAGAAGCAATCGAAGCAGAACGATTGCGACTAGCAGTACGAGTCTTCTATCGACTCGCAGCTTCAAGTCAAATTCCATAAGCTACCTCCTTTTTGTGAAATCGGTCAGCAACCCGCAAGGGCTACTGGCCGTTTTCGCTTCTCAGCGAAAAATCGTTTCGAGCGCATTGGCTGGAAACGTGCCGCCCAAAAAGAAGGTGATGTCAGTCTACATGGGGGTCCGCTGATGGCGAACCCTCTTCAGATGGCAGGCGCGGCGTCAGAGCCGAGCAACTTCGCGCCGCTCAACACCGACCGAATCTTCACCGGACTGTGGACCAATCGCAACCCGCTGCGCGATGCCGCGACCTCGATGAATGAGGCGAAATACTACGGCACCCGGCTGGACTCGATCATCGGCGGCTACAACAGCGAGATCAGTAACAAACTCACGCTGCGCCGACGCCCCGGAACCAGCCTCTACAACGGAGGCACCTTCCAGCCCGTCACTAGGTTTTATTCTTTTAATACCTTCACCCTCACTACTGAAACGATTCGCGTTCTGGCCGACACGCAGTTGGCTGTCTTTGATGTGACGACCGGACAAGGCTCAATCGTATGGGCTAAAGCCCAAGGCGCAGGGCCGACTTTTTTTCTCGGCGTGGGCAACATCCTCTACTTCACTAACGGGAAAGAGAACAAGCAATGGAATTATGCAACCGGCAAAGTTACAAATTGGGGGATTGACGCCCCGGTGAATGCGCCGACGACCGGCGCAACTAACGCCTACTTCGGGTCATGGATTGCCAACGTCGTCTATCGAAGAGTCAACACCTCCGCTGGCATCGTCATCGTTGACCCCAACGGCAATGTGCAGGTCTGCACCAAGTTCGGAGTGACTGGAATCACATCCAGCCTAGTATGGGGAACAGCCCCCGATTCGGGGACCACTGATGGCGGGGTCACTTGGGAGAATCAGGGAAACGGCGCATGGGTGGCAAACAGCAATCACTCCTTCGGAGACCTCATCTATCAGCCTGCCAGTGATGGCAAGTCGTATTTCTTTCAGGCGCAAACGAACGGCACCGTTGGAAGCGCAGCGCCTACGTGGTTAGCGGGAATTAACTCGCTCACTCCAGACAATAACAATTCGTGGCTCAATCTCGGGCTGGTCTTAAGTCGCGCTCAAATCGGCGACTCGGTCACGCTTCTCGATGTAGACACCATTATCGACCAGAACGGAACCGTGCAACAGTGTTTGCAGGCCGGGAAAACCGGAGCCACCGTCCCCGCCTTCAGCCAACTCGTCAACGGATACACGCCCGACCCGGCCAATCTAGCCTATGCCTTCGCTTTGTGGCAGGCGACCGGCAGCCTCGGCCCCGTCCAATACGGCTATGCCTTTGAGAACTCGGCAACCTTGGACATATCGAATATGTCTCCCCCGAGCGTGGCCGTCAACACGCAGGACGGCGAGGAGATCGACGTGACCGGGGATGGCTCCGCCGACTCACAGGTGAATACCATCGTCGTTTACCGCACCGTGCATGGAGGCAGCACCTTCTTGTTCGATGGCACGATAGCCAACCCCGGAGCGGGGCAGAAGTGGACGTTCCACGACAGCACGCTGGACGCGGGGCTGAACGCCACCATTCAGGCGCAGGTTGACGGAGAAGGTACACCGCTTCCCGTAGGTGCGACCTGCTTGGAGTATCACCTTGGCCGCATCGTCGCCGCCGTGGACAACGTCGTCTATCTGTCGAGCGGTCCTGATGCCGTGGTCAGTGGTTCGAGCGGCAATGCGGGATTCGACACCACCTTTACCTGCCAATCGAAGATCACGCGCTTCTGGACGAACTCACTCGGTCTGATCGTCTTCACCGTGCGCGACTCCTACATCATTCTCGGCGACGGGGTCACGCAGGCGCTCTACATGATGAAGTGGGTGGAGAACATCCCGCTGCTGAACTATGACGCCTTCTCCGTGTTCCTGACGACGGCCTATCTTCTGACCGGGAAAAAAATGGTGATGATGCTGGACCCGTCCTCGGGCATCGTCGAAGCAAGCCAGCCTATCGCCGATCTGGTGCAGGCGTTCGACCCAACGAAGGCATATCTGACCTTCCATTCCGAATCGAGCGCCGAGACTGCCTTGTATCTCTCCGATGGCGTGAGCCAGTGGTACAGGCTCGCGTCCACATCGGCCCCCGAGCACGGCTCGAACTGGAGCACGCAGGCGCAGATCACCGGAGGCATGAGCGCGGTGCAGTCAGTGGAGACCTCGCCGGGGCAGTATCAACTGCTGCTCGGTCCCCCTACTGGAGGAGGCCCGATACTGGCTCGCAATATGAATGTCAATACCGACAACGGCAAGGCGTTCGCCGTGAAGACACGCTTCGGTTCCATCGTGGTCGCGCAGCCGGGACAACTCGCGGCGCTCGCGTGGATGACGCTTGAAGCGCAGAACCTCGGCACCGCCCCGGCGCTGTCGGTGTTGCTGAGCGAGATCAATGGCACCTTCGAGAACGTTCCGCGCTCGCGGCAAGACCCGCCCAACCTGCCACCGAGTCAATCGCTCTACAGCAACCGGCACTCGCTGATGCAGAACCAGAATCCGACGTGGTGCCGTCACTTTCAATTCGAGATCGACTGGCCTGCCGAAGACGCGGCCAACGAACTCATCACGTTTACCGTCTTCGGGCAGACGTGGCAGGAGATGAGATCGCAATGACAACCCTACGACAATCGAGCAACGTCAACATGGATGGATGGGAGCCGGTCACACCGCAGACGCAGCCACAACCGCGTTCAGCGCCGGTGGACCCGCGCACCCTGCGCAACCCACAGATGCTCGCGCCCATGCCGCTGCTGGCGTCGTCGCTCGATGCGCTGTCGCGGCAGTTTTACGGTGGACCCAACCTGCCGACCTATCGCATTCTGCCGCCGTCGTCGAAGAGGGGTGGCGCGTGAAAACTCCACTCTTCTTCCGCTTCGATCACTACACCGTGCGCCGCGTCGAGGAGCGCGACCGCGCCTACCTCGACCAACTCACCAGCGCCGACGAGGAACATCGTGAGCGCATGAACGCCGACTTTTTCCTGCAACTGCTTCCGGGCGAAGATGCGTGGGCGGTCGAAGACCCGCAGGGCGTCGTCGTGCTCTATTTCAAGACGCAGGCGGCGGCGCGAATCCACATGCAATTTGTGGTGGAGGACCGGGAGCTAAATCGGGACATTCTGACCAAGGGGATGCAGTGGCTCGAAGGGATGCTCCTTCAGAACAATTTTCGGGAGATGCTGTTCGACACCAAGGGGCGGGAACTGCGGCTGATGGCAAAACGTCGTCTAGGCTTCAAGGACTCCCCGGAAGACCTCTCGAAGCCGTTACCCCCGCCGTGGGGGGTAAATGGCGTATCGGGCGTTGGCACCACCGTCCAACTGCCAATTAGAAAGGTTGAGTGAGCCTATGTGTGGGTCTTCAGGGCAGCAGCAGCAAATCTCAGATTCGCAGCAGCAGATGTACCAAACTCTTAACCAGAACTACGCCACCACCTTCGGCCAAGATCAGGCGATTACCTCGGCGCTGACCGCCCAGTTTCAGCCCATTCTGGCGGCGGGTCCGAACCAGCAGGGATTCTCCCCCGGAGAGACCCAAACGCTGAACACCGCAGCCACCGAAAATATCGCGCAGAATTATGCGCAGGCGCAGAAGGCGACAGCCCAACAACTCGCCGCTCGCGGAGGCGGCAACACGCTGCTGCCTTCGAGCGTGAGCGCCAACATTCTCGCGCAGGGAACCAACTCCGCCGCCGCGCAACGCGCCTCGGCGCAGAACACTATTCAGCAAGCCAGCTATGCGCAGGGGTATAAGAACTGGAACCAAGCGGCGAGCGTGCTGTCGAACACCGCAGGTCTCATCAACCCGCTCGGCTACGCCGGGGCTTCGACCGGCGCTGGAACCGCCGCAGCGACCACGGCCAACCAGATCGCGTCGCAACAGAACTCCATCTGGAACGCAGCCATCGGAGCGCTCGGCAGTGTCGGCGGCGCGGCGCTCGGCAACTGGAGCAACATCTTCCCGAAGACACCAGCGGCCCCCGGCTCGCCGAATCTCATGGCACCGCTGCCGCAAATTTCCAACTACGGTGCGATTCAAAACTTGGCACCGCCGACGCTCGCGCCCCCCGGCTTGATGGGGTCGCCTTCGGTTCCATCGTTCTAAGGAGGTCATGTCATGGATGGAGATGCAGCAGCAACCGTACTCAATGGCACCGACCCGACGATGGGTGGCGGTATGCCACCGCAGATGCCGCCACAGCAGATGCCCGATGTATCACAGATGCAACCGCAGCAGCAGCCGCAGGGTCTAGACCCCAACACCGACCCCGAGCTTCAGGCCGCCGCCGTGCATCATGGACGACTGGCCGACGCGCTCAACGCCATCGGCAATCTGCTCGGCGGCAGGACGACGACGCACTTGCAGAAGAATGCAGACGGCAGTATCTCCATCACGCATGACCCGGCGACGACGGGCGAGAAGTGGGCGCGGGTCGCGCAGGCCGCAGTGACCGGCGCAGCGCGTGGGTTCGCCGTAGGACAAGGACCGGGAGGGGCACAGCGAGCCGCCGCCGCCGGCATCATGGGCGGCATGGCGCAGCCGAAGCAGCAAGAGGACCAAACGCAGGCGCTGGCCGACAAGTACAACAATCAGAATCGCCAAGACCTCCTCTTCAAAGCCAACATGATTAAGATGAACCAAGACGCGGTGGAACGAACCTTCAACATGAAGTGGGCAGGTATCCACGCCGCCGAAGGCGAAGAGGACCGGCAGGCGCAGAGAGAAGCGATGATGACCGCGCTCGGAGCGAAGCATGTCCACTTCGCCGACATGGACGAAGCGGCGCAGATTTATAACTCCAGCCCCGAGTGGCAACAGGCGCATCACGATGCGCGAACGCCGATGTTCACAAGCCACGATTCCAAAGGAAATGTAACCGGCGTAGATGCTTATATGATTCCCGAGGACCAGATGGCAAAGCCCTACCCGAAGGACTATCAATCGACCATCATGGCACCCGACCCGAAAAATCCCAACGGTCCACTGGTCGAGCAAAAGGGGCCGTTTTATGCGGCTGGTTCCAATCGAACCGACAAGATGCTTGCCCT